GTAGTCTATCGTACCAAGCCATATTTATCTCTCTGTTTCTGTGCCCAACGGGGTTGCTTTTTAGCAGTTATTATTTTAGGTTTTTTCCCGTATATTGAATGTAGTTTTAAATGATGAGTGTGACACAATGTTATAGCATCATCAAAAAGCTCTTTGTGATGATCTTCAATAAATGCGTCTCTTAATCTCATTATTTCTTCAGCCGAATTAATCTTAAAATTGTGTTTTCTAATCCATCGTTCCAGTAATTCAGTCAAACTGTAAAAATGATGAAAGTCAAGATTTTTATTACTACCACAGATGTAACATTCAGTGCTTTTTCTATACTTAGACTTTGCTTTGTCTCTTACATATTTGACCAAGTCTCTCCTAAGATTCATATTATTCAGCCTTATAAATAATTATACTAAAAAAGAACCTTTTTGTCAAGACATATTTTTTGTTTGGTATGCTCATTTAAAAAGTGGTCGCAGTTGTCTGAAATGTGTAAAGCGCATATCTAATAGCGTCAGCCATATGGCTGAATTCGTTATGCTTTGGCTTTTCTCTTAATAAGTTAGGGTTTGGATCCCACTGGTACTGGTCTAATGCCTTTAAAGCTTCTTCACTTCTTTGATCTACAATTAGTTTCTCATTATCTACTATTCCGGCTACATGTCCTATCCCATCCAAAATCGATTTCTTTGCATTGATTGTTGATATATCATAATTCTGTGCAAAATCAAATCTAGTCTGTTGAGCGGCTGAGTCGATATAGATCCAGTCGATATCCCATTTATCTACTAACTTCCTTATCTCCGTAGCGTGTTGTTCGGTTGTACGCTCTGCATCAAGATATTCGTCCACGAGATAATACTTCTCAACGTCCCAATCATAAGCCAAGACGCAAAACGCTGTAGGATCTTTGTACCCGACATCAAGACCTGCAAAAAGGTCCATTTTGCTAGTGTCAATTTCTGAAAGGTCTGATACACATTTTTCATGATTAAAGTTCCATACTTGTCCTTCATAGACGTTAAAGTCGGCTAGGTATTCTTGGTTAAATTCGGCTTCGGACATTGCTTTCCTAGCTTCAGTAATGTCTATTCTCGAATGCCTTGGGTTTTCGTGATAACTTGCTCTAATTGAGATCCATTCTGGATATTCATTATTATAACCTCTATTATAGAAGTCAGCGAACCAGTTATTTCTCCCTCTAGGAGTTGAAATAAAGATAGCCTTACTATCTGGTTTATCTAGTGTAGGTCTTAGTGCTATATTGAAGGCGTCTCTGCCATCAACGAGTGCCGCCTCGTCAAAAATTATTAAGTCGTATGATCTACCTACGCAAGAATCTACTTGGTTAATTGAACCCATTCTTACAGTCGATCCGTTAGATAATTCAATAATTCGTTCTTTCGCATTATCTCTTGTAACCTCTAAGTCAAAGTGTTTTATAAGATTTCGTTGCAAGTCAAAAGAAATTTGTGATAATGAGTAGTTGGGCGACATTAATAATATATTAGTATTTGGAATAAGAGCCATTAATTGACCTATTACGTTTGATATATAAGTTTTACCTTGTCTTCTAGATAGAGCGGCACAAACAAATCTATACTTAGGATTATTAATAGCATTAATTAAGGCTGTTTGAGAGGGAATAGGAACTAAATCTAATAAATCTAAGTATCCTTTAACGGGTAGCTTCAGGTAACGAGTTTCAGCATCATAATCCATTAGATTTGCTGCTGTGATGTCCTTCCTGCTTATCTCAAGCATTAGTGTATAGTTCTACTTTCTTCCATTAGATTAAGGGAATCAATTAGATGATTATCTTTGAGAAGGTTATACGCATGTATATACCCACCACAAAGATCAGCTAATGCCCACTCTTCTTCGGAAAGCGAACTCTCTTTATTTTGTAATTTTCTTAAAGTAGTAATACAGTTATCAGCAATATACTGTAACCACTCTGCTTTAGATAGTCTGTCCATTGTATCTACCATTTTCTTTTTCCACGTTTCTTTTTCTTTGGGCGACCTCTTCGTTTCCCATATGTACCTTTACCTTTCGGCATTATCTACGTTCAATTATCACACCTACACCTAATACTTCTGCATGAGCAGCAAATATTTGGTCGGTTTGATCTTTTTTCAGTACAATAGTTTCGCCTCCAGCTAGGGATAGTGTCCCTAATGTAGTATCTGCTGAATTTGCAACAGTTATTAATCTAACTGTAGTACCAGAATTAATTAATCTTACAAATTCTGATGCTCCAAAAGTGGAAGCTGCTCCTACTGAGGTTCCACAAGCGGCTTGCGCTGCTTTTAGTCTAAAAATCATCTGTTTCTCCTAACGCTTCTTTCTTAAGCGTCCTTTTCTGGCTTTATTTCTTTTACGGAATTTAATCGCACGAAGCCTACGCTTCGCTGCTTTTTTGGTTTTGGAAATGCCAGAAGTATTCTTTATTTTCCATCCGCCCTTTACCTTTTGAATAGGCATTATTTACCCTTTAAGAGCTTTTTCTGCTTCTTCTTTAGTATCAAATTTTAATAGTCTACCATTTATTCGAATTCTGAACTTTCCTCGTCTTTCTTCGATTTCAGGTGCTGTATTAATTATTATAGAATCCCCATCAGATACTGGATCTGATTTGGGTACTGCTATTTTGGTTTCGTATTCTACCATTTAACTCTCCTAAGTCATTGCTGCGAAGATTTCTACGTCACAAGAGGCTGTATCTGCATCTAAGGTTAAGCTGTCTACACTTGACCATCCTGAAAATGCGCCGCCTGATGCGTTAATCTCGACTTGAGGACCTTCATCAGTTCCTCCAATTATTATGCTTTGTCCTTTTTCAATCTTAAAATATGCTGTATCCGAACTATCATCTTGTAATCCAACAGTAACAAAGTTAGTATCATCTAGATTAGTGATTCTTAAATAAGAAACATCTGCTCTAATTAATGTTCCAGCTGAGGCTGCAGTACCAAACTTAAGAAAAGTGGTTGCAGTTGTAGTAGCTGTTACGATTTGTTTAAAGACCTCATTTATACTAGCTATAGTAAAGGCGTTGGTCGCTCCTTGATCTTTGCCATTTAAGCTTATAGCTTCAGTGACTGTTACAGTCATTGTTGCGGCAGTAAGTGTAGTTGACATTTAATTACTCCTAATTATTTCGTTCTTCAAATAAACGATCAACTTTTTGGGAAAGTTTACTAATTGCTTCCATTACTCTATCCATAACGTTGTCAACTTCTTTTCTAGTAACGTATTCTTTGCCAAGTTCTTCTCGGGTTCGGTTTAACAGTATATCAATGCGTCTTATTTCGCGTACCTGTGCTCCTATGATAATTATCAAGGGTGCAACGATTAGAGATAAGAGAGCGTTCCATATAATTGTCATTTCCGAATCCATTTTAGTGTCCTGTGTGTGATTGGGTGCGTACACCCGTGTTTTTGATTTATATTTTTACTTAAATATTCCCATATTATATCAAACTTGAGATTTTATGTCAAGAAATATTTTTTGGTTGTCATTTACATCATAAAATTCGATAAGTTTTTATGAAACGAGAGGTACATACATACTATTCGAAAATATATTGAAAATTTGACGTAAAGGGTACGAATAGGTTGTACGGCTTTACATATATTTTTTTAAAAATTCCTATATACCGAATATTATTATAGGTTCTGATTTACCTTTAACCAGTATATCGCCTATATTTTCGAATTTACGCGGTACCCTACATTGCTCCATAGTATCGTGTGATATTATAATAGGCCATTCTTTATAATCTCCCCTACCCGCTGTTGCTTCTAAACGTGCTGCAAGATTAACTGCATCTCCAATAACAGAGTAGTCAAATCTAGTTTCAGAGCCCATATTACCTACGATACAGGTTCCTGTATTTACACCCGTACCTACATTTATAGGGGGTAAATTAAGTCCTTCTTCTTTAAATCTTTTATTTAATTCTCTTGTTTTATCCTTTATTTCTAGTGCACTTTTAACTGCTAAATCTGCATGATTTGGGCAATCTAGTGGTGCATTCCAAAATGCCATTATACAATCTCCCATATATTTGTCTATCGTACCACCATTATCTAAAATAATCTTAGTCATGCTATTAAGATAAGTATTAATTAAATCTACTAACCCTTCTGGATCATCATTTTTCTTAAATGCTTCTGAAACTGGGGTAAATCCCATAATATCAGTAAATAAGAAAGTCATTTCTCTTCTTTCACCACCTAATTTTAATAAAGAGGGATCATCTTGTAACATTTTTACCATATCTGGTGATAGATAAGTACCAAACTGCTTCTTAACTTGTCTTCGAAGGAAAAATTGTTCTATAAAAGCTCTAAAAGTAAGAATTGCCCAGTATAAAAAGCCTATAATTATAATTCCTGATATATCTACTAGGTAACCTTGCGAAAAATAATATAAAGTTCCATAGTATAGACCTATAAATGAGGCTAAAAGTATGGGAATGGATAAAAATATCTTGGAGGCTGTAAATAGTATTAAGATTATAAGTAATAAGGCTATACCGAGCTCTGCGGTTTGGGTCCAAAGGGGTTCTGTAGGGCTTGTTCCTAGTATAAGATGATGTAAAATATTAGCTTGTATCTCATGTGGATACATCATACCCTTTGCTGTGGGAACGGGATTTACAACTCCTTCTGCTGTAACTCCAAATATAACAAAACTTGCTCCAGTTATTGGATTTTCGAGATATTCTTTTGCACTTTGACGGTAGAAATCTATATTGGAAGTCATCCATACCCGTGCATTAGAATCTGTATTTACTGTTGGATAGTTTGGTATTCTTAACCACTCTATACCTGCTTGTCCTGTCTTAATTTGATAACTTGGATCACCTACACCTACTCTTAACATCTCTAAGGCAAAAGAAGGATAAATATCTCCTTGTACACCAACAGCTAAAGGAACTCTTCGTACTACTCCGTCTAGTTCTGGAGCACTTGTTACAAGTCCTACACCTTTTGAATTTTCTGCTAAAGAGGGAGTTTGTCGTAAAATTCCCGGATATTTAAATAACCATGAGTTTGGGTCTTCTCCTATTTGAGCAGTACCTACATGTGGTCCGCCTTCAGAGGCTTGTATAGATGCTGCGTATGCTAGTACTGTGGGTTTAATAGCCATAGCTGTTGCTAGTTCTACATCATTTATTATATCCCTAATATCTGGATCAGGCATTAATACTGTTATACCTGGTACAGCTTCTGTTTTCCAGATAAGATCTTTATATAGTGTTCTTGGGAGTGGATAGCCTCCATATTCTTTTATAATTTCTTCGTCTAAGTCTACTAATAATATATTAGTATTTTGAACTTTTGATTGAGTTGACATGAACCAGTCAAAAGACTTAAGTTCTAAAATTTTAAAAGGATAGGGATTCCATACTAATAAACCGATAAGGGAGATACCGATGATTAGATTAACGAGCTTTTTCATTAGTCTTGTGTTACTGTGATATTACAACCACCTGAAGTTATACAGTTTTGAGTTAAACTATAGTTTTGAGTAGTATTACTGTGTTGTGTTAAATCTAATGTTGTAGGTTGTGAACCCGTTATAGTTATTGTTGCGTTATGTTCACCTGTTCCATCTTGAAGATAATCTACTGTATTGTCATCATTGTTGATGGTTAGATAAAACTCTTTTCCGCCATCTCCTTTTTGTTTACCAAATACAGAATTATCATCTCCATATAAATATATTCTAGCTTTATGTCCATCGCAGTTGCCTTGTGAGCAACTTCGTTGTTGTCCTACTATCTCGTTATTGCTTCCATGTATATCGGCAGTAACATAATGACCACCCCCTTCTGTATTATCTTTTGCCCAAGTAGTATCTGTTCTACTTGAAATCTCAAATCCTTGAGCCCACCAAAACTTATTATCCGTTCCGTATGAAATATGAAATTGAATATCATTTTTACCGCAAGTTGTCTTAGTACAATTTTGCCAGAGTTTAAGTTCTTGATCATCATAGTCAATATCTCCACCCCAACTTACTCCTGATCCCCAACTAGGAGAATCATTAGCATATCCTGCTTCATTATTATTACCTACTTGATAAATTTCAACACTAATATTATCTCCATCTCCTATTGAGAAAAACACATCATTATTGTATCCTTCTTGAGTAATATCTAGTTCTAAAAAGTCTCCTTGAGCTACTTGTTCAATAGCTATTTCGTTATCTGCTTGTAACTCTGACATAAAAAGTAGTAATACTATAATGATTGCAATTAAACCCAGTTTTATATACCACGGTTTATCTTTTTCACCATAAGCTCTAGCTTTGTCATATAAGCCAGTCTTTTCACCAATCCTATTAGCCCAATAATCTGGATCCAGTCTTTCTTTTAACCAGATTAAAGGAAAAAGTATTTTTCTGAGTATTTTCATTAATTTACCTGTGTAATTATTAT